GGTGTAAGTAGAGCATCAGTGAATAAACAAAATGCCGCAGCAACTAATATGAACCGTCGTGCTAACAATCAAAACAAAAACGCCAATGACGAGTTTGGTGTGAAAAATCAACAACAGTATCATAAAGAAAAAAGAGTGGCTCGCAGAGTTGCTACAGGTGTACCTATTAGAGCTATGCAGCCTCAGGTTCCCGGCAGTCCGGAGCAATAATATGAAAGCAATTATCACCAAAGGTGGGTTCCCTACATTTATTAACTCTAGAGAAAGTGAATTTCTAGATACATATTTCACTGAAGACAAATTGTTAGAAAAAAAATCGCTAAATGAACGTGAAGCGTATATTGCACAGAATCTAGTAACTAGAGGCATACTTGATAAAGTAGTAAACAATGGTGCAGCTAATTATAAACTTAACATCAATAATTACGGAAAGTCTTAACAAATGAGTAATGACAAGTCTGATATGTATAATATTTTGGCAAAGCTGAAAAACGCTAATCCACGACTAATGGATGAAAAAGTTAAAAATGTTTTTAATCAACTGACTGAAGCAGCAGACAGAGATGTTGATTTGCAAGTTGCTATGAACACTGAAATATCAGAATCCAGTGTGTCTGTTCAGAATTACAGAATTGATATTGTTCTAAAAGAATTTGCAGGACACCAAAAAAGATTTTACAACATTGTTGAAAACGATACCGATACAATACTATACAAAGAATTGGCATTATTTGAAACTGCAATGGGAATTGTTAAAAAGCATATGACATCTAGATCGGGCAGCGAGGAATTGGCAAAATTTGACGCAGACTATGAAAACTCGTTATATGAATTGTGGACACATCAAAATAGAGCAAAGCGTGGCATTAACGAAAATGTTTCGTTGGCTAAAGCAGATGCAGCAAAGTCGAAACTTTCTGATGCGAAAGTAAAAATAATAAAAAGACTATAAATATACTATATAACGGGGAATTATGAAATGTATTTAAACGATTTAAACTCAGCAGCTCATAACGTAGAAAAAATTAATAAAGTATTGGCTAACACATTTGGCCATGACGTTAATATCACGGAAATGAGCACAAATTCATTGGAGCGTATGCTAAACGTTACTAATGCAAAGATTTCAGAAATTAAAGAAAGCAACAGTACATATTGGGAAAATCCACAGTACAACAAATTAAATTTAATTTCGCACTCATTGAGAACATATATTAAAGAAGTTGCGCCAGGTCGCACTGATGGAAAAAAGATGAAAACAAAAGTAAAAGAATCAGCTGATTTAGAACAAGCTGAAGTACTACTAGCAGCAAAAGAACTAGTTGACAAAGTACAAAAAATGGTAGAAGACCTAGCAGAGATGCAAGTACAAGAGCTTATGCCAATTGTCGATGCAATGAAAGAACAAATTGGTTTCGAAATTGCAGATTCGTACAATGCTGCAGCAGAAGCAGCACTAAGTGCAATGTTAGATACTGCAAAGTCAACTAAAGAAGCAATGGAAAATGCTACACTAACAGCAAGCGGCGAGCAAATTGCAGCACCAATGCCAACAGACATGGGCAATGAGCCAGTAGTAGCAGATGAGCCAGACATGGGCGATGAATTTGCCGGTGATGATGCCGCAGCAGGCGACGACAACACACTAGGTCGTGAACTTAAAGCTGAAAGCATCAACACAATGGAAAAAGCTGCACACAAAAAGCAGAAGTTTTTAGAAGCAAAAACTAGACTTTTCAAAATGGTTGAAAGCGGACAAATTTCCAATAGTCAGTTTCATCAGATCCTAAACAAATTTGACGGAACTGTATAAGACTATGCTGATCAAAGAGTTCATACTGCCCGAAGGACAAACATACGTGCTCAATGGCATAGAAGAACTCGTAGTACGAGCGAAAGCTCGTGGATTAACTAAAATTAGTACTCCTGCATTACTAGCTAAACTTACTTCTGCAGGATATTTTGTTAGTATGAACGATTTAATATCATTACTAAATCAGATATCATCAGTTGGTTCAGCAAATAAAAAAGAAGTTACATTAGATACTGCAATTCCCGATTCCCCAAAAAACACAGATGACACAGTATCTAAAATGGCTGCACAACAAATTAAAAAGGGTATGAAATGACATACTACGTAAACAGAGCAGAAGCAAGAGCAAAAGCACGTCAAGACTTAACTATATTTCGTGAAATAAATGCTATTATGGAAGCTATTTTAATTGACGCAGGCAACGGACTATATCAGTCGATAGTTGATGATAGCACAGCAATGACAAACAGCACACCAGATGTCGTTGTTACTGGCACAGTTAGCAATCCGACTATTACAGGAACACCAACGTTATCAGTAAACAATGTATCAATTGAGTTAGGCACAACCGGTACAAATTTAAACAGTATTATTGCAGATATCAATGATGCAAACATTACAGGTGTTGTTGCAAGCAAAAACACAAGTAATCAACTAGTACTAACTTATACAACAACACAGCAGGACTGGGATTTGATTATTGGCCAAGGCACATCTAACGCTGACTTGGGATTAACAGATGATACTACTGTTACTGCTAATAATCCAGATAGTGTTGACTTTTTTAGAACTTGGGACGGTACAACTGCAGACAGAACTAAAACAGATCAAATGCAACAAGTTATTAAGTATTTTGAAAACTTAGGTTACACTATTGATCAGCAGACCAATTCTGCAACAAGCAAAACATTTAAATGGGTAGTTAGCTATTAACTCTTGACATTGCTGTATAGTGATGCTAAGTTGTGAGTATGCTAAAAATAACCTCACCTTATCCGTACAAAGAATTCAAACGTAAAAGTGTAAACGGTAAACGTTTATACGAAAACCCATATGGAGAACCGGTTCCTAGTGTAACAACTATTCTCAGTAAAACTAAAGACATGACTCACTTGAATGCTTGGAAGAAGCGAGTAGGTGAAAAGAAAGCACAGGAAATTGTAACCGAAGCTGCTAATGTTGGCACTGTGATGCATGAAATATTAGAAGCGTGGAGTTTGAATCAAGAGTATACTGGTAAGAACCTACTACAAGCCAAAATGATGGCAGAAACTGTTATTAGTAATGTAGAAGCTGACATTGACGAAGTATGGGGAAGTGAAGTTAACTTGTGCTTCCCGGGCTTGTATGCAGGAACAACCGATTTAGTTGGTGTTTACAAAGGTAAGCCAACTATTATGGATTTTAAGCAATCGAACAAGCCTAAGAAGCGTGAATGGATCGAAGACTACTTTATGCAAGCGGCAGCATACGCTATGGCACACAACGAAATATTTGAAACAAAAATTGAAAACGCAGCAATCTTTATGTGTAGCAGAGACTTAACTTGGCAATTGTTTGAAGTAGGCCCAGACGAATTTGCACATTGGGAAGAAAAATGGGCAAGTAGAGTAGCAGAGTTCTATAACTTATGAGACCAGCTGGATACTTTTTAAAAGACTATGTTTCCAAGTTGGATAGTCCGGTTGGAATTGAAATCGGTTGTGAAACTGGCAGGACAACTAAGTTTCTACTAGATTGCAATCGAGATCTGACACTTTACACCATTGATCCGTTCGTACGTAAGCAACTCTGGGGCGGGGTCGAGTGTAATATTATGGAAGGTCTTTTTTTAAAAACAACAGAACTACTAGAACCGTTTGGAGACAGGGTACAAATCATAAGAAAAACATCAGATTCTGCACATACCGAATTTAAAAATGAGTCTGTGGATTTTGTGTTTATTGACGGACTACATGTATATGATCAAGTGAAAAGAGACTTGTATAATTATTACGACAAAGTAAAAACAGGCGGATTATTTTGTGGACACGATTACAATATGGAACAAGTTAGGAAAGCTGTAAACAGTTTTTCAAAATATAACAATAAAAAAGTTATATCAGATACACACAATGTTTGGTATTGGTACAAATAAGTGCTAAATACTGTATCAGGAGCAAGAGATGGCAGACACACGTATTAGTAAAATTCAAGTGAGACGAGGAAACTTTGTTGACTTACCACTTTTAGATGCAGGCGAAATGGGCTTTGCAACCGACGTTCAGAGATTGTTTATCGGCAACGATGTTGTGACAATAGGAACCGGCGACGGCGTGACAGATACATATGCAATTCCAACAGCATTAAGCAATCCTACTACTATTTTAGGTATTTTTGTAGATGATGTACAGGTTAATGCCAATGATTATTCCTCTCAAGGCACAGTATTATCATTTGCCACTCCGCCTGCAGTAGCAAGTACTGTTACTGCAAAGTATAATGCAGAAATTAATCTAAATAGAATCGAATCTGAACCACTGGTAACAACTCTTGCAGCAAGCGGAACACTTGCTGACACTGGGTTTCAAGTTGACACTACGCAAGCCAATGCTGTGATTATGGATTATACTCTACATACAACAGCAGGTGTTAGAATCGGACAGTTACGATTTACAACTGATACTGTCAATTCTACTGTTGCTATCGATGATAATTACACCGAAACCGGTACAGTAGATATTACGTTTAACGCAGACATTAGTATTAGTGATACATTAAAGCTACAATATACTGATAACGACAATAGACTAGCAAAATTTAAATATACATATCAACTTTGGAACAGCAACTAAACCATCGAGCGTGGTTCGAACCTCCTAGTAAGCGATTAGCTATGTGGAGAGATTTCAGAAAGAGCCTCGACTCCAATGATATATTAGCAGTATGCGAAACCGTTGTAGATTGGTGGCAAAGTGCACCACTAGTAAACATCGCTATAGATCCTGTAGACAGTAGCAGGTGGCCAACTGCGTGGGAAATGCTACATCAGGGCGATTTCTGCGAAGATAGTTTAGCTCTGGGCATGGGATATACTATACATTATGCTAACCCAAATGTTAAAAATGAGTTGGTATACATAACACATACCGAAGAACAATTTCAGAGATTATGTGTTCAAATTGACAATAAGTACTTGCTTAACTTCCGTCGAGGTGTTATAAGTACATTACCAATCGACGATGCATGCATTGTGAATTACCGAGTTAACATAAACAAAATAACATAAAATTATTGTGCAAGTCCGATGCTTGCATACACACTACTATTTTTTAAGAAAGAGACGTAATGAATAATATTCTAGTAACCAAGCGAAATGGAAGTAAAGAAGCAATTGATCTTGACAAGATTCACCAAGTGGTATATTATGCGTGTAATGGCATCAACGGTGTTAGCCCTAGTCAAGTTGAAATGAAAAGTAACTTGCATTTTTATAATGGTATCACTAGTGAAGATATTCAAGAAACTCTTATCAAAAGTGCAAGCGAACTAATCGACGAAGATACTCCTAATTATCAGTGGGTAGCTGGACGTTTAATTGTATACCATTTGCGTAAAATGGTTTACGGGCAATTTGAGCCGCCACACCTTAAAGATATCATTGTTAAAAATGTCGAAGAAGGATTTTATACACAAGACCTACTTGACAATTACGATGATAGTGAAATCGATGAATTAAACAATTATATCAAGCATGATCGTGATGAAAACTTTACATATGCAGCTATGGAACAGTGGCGTGGAAAGTATTTGGTACAAAATCGTGTCACAGGCGAAATCAAAGAAACACCACAAGTTGCATATATGCTAATTGCAGCAACACTATTTTCAAGCTATCCCAAAGACACAAGATTAAAATGGGTCAAAGATTATTATGATGCTACTAGTAACTTTGATATTAGTTTACCTACTCCTGTTATGGCTGGCGTTCGCACTCCGCAGCGTCAGTTTAGTAGTTGTGTTCTTATTGAAACTGGCGACAGTCTCGACAGTATCAATGCTACTACTTCTAGTATTGTTAAGTATGTAAGTCAAAAAGCAGGCATTGGTGTTGGTGCTGGTAGCATACGTGCTATTGGTTCTCCGATTCGCAAAGGAGATGCATATCACACAGGAGTCATTCCATTTTTCAAAATGTTCCAAGCTGCAACTCGAAGCTGTAGTCAAGGCGGTGTACGCAACGGTGCAGCAACACTTTACTATCCAATTTGGCACTTAGAAGCTGAAGATTTACTTGTATTAAAAAATAATAAAGGAATCGAAGATAACCGTGTGCGTCAGATGGACTACGGTGTACAGTTTAACAAATTGATGTATGAAAGACTTATCTCTGGCGGAGACATTACATTGTTTTCTCCGAGCGATGTTCCTGGACTGTACGAAGCATTTTTTGCAGATCAAGATAAGTTCAAGGAACTATATGAACGTGCAGAACGCAATACAAGACTGCGTAAAAAAACAATTAAAGCAATTGAATTGTTTAGTCACTTTATGGGAGAACGTAAAGATACAGGTCGCATTTATTTGATGAATGTTGACAATGCTAACAGTCACAGTAGTTTCAAAGAAGACGTAGCGCCAGTAAAACAAAGTAATTTGTGCTGTGAAATCAATTTACCAACAAAGCCGCTAAACGACTTTAACGACCCAGACGGAGAAATTGCACTGTGTACACTAAGTGCTGTAAACTGGGGAAATATTAAAAAGCCCAGCGACTTTGAGCGCATTTGTCGAATGGCAGTGCGTGGTCTTGACGCACTACTAAGCTATCAAGATTATCCTGTAATTGCAGCAAAAATGGCGACCATGGGAAGACGTCCTCTAGGTATTGGTATTATCAATTTAGCATACTGGATTGCTAAAAACGGTATGTCTTACAGTAAGCCTGATCTAGAGTTATTAGATGAATATACAGAAGCGTGGAGTTACTATCTAATTAAAGCAAGTGCAGATCTAGCTGCAGAACAAGGTGCATGCGGATGGAACGATCAAACAAAGTACAGCGACGGTGTGTTGCCTATTGATACTTACAAGCGTGATGTAGATGAACTAGTGCCGCATGTAGAACGCATGCCGTGGGAAGAACTACGTGCACAACTTCGTGAAACAGGCATTCGAAATAGTACACTAATGGCATTGATGCCAGCAGAAACTAGTGCACAAATTTCGAATGCTACCAATGGCATTGAGCCACCACGTAGTCTTGTGAGTGTAAAACAAAGTAAACATGGAGTACTTAAACAAGTTGTTCCGGGGATTCACCATTTAAAAAATAAGTATGAACTACTTTGGGATCAAGTATCTCCAGAAGGTTATTTGAAAATTATGGCTGTGTTACAAAAGTATATCGATCAAGGTATTAGCGTAAACACCAGCTATAATCCTCAGTATTTCGAAGACGAAAAAATTCCAATGAGTACAATGTTACAGCATCTAATGATGTTTTATAAGTATGGCGGAAAACAGTTGTATTACTTTAATACATTTGATGGAGCCGGCGAAATTGATATTGACAAAATGGAACAATCAAATAATATACAAGAACAACCAGAATTATCAGAAGACGAAGCATGCGAATCATGTGTTATTTAAGGAAATAAAAATGAGTGTATTTGATGTAAACAACAAAAGTGACCATACTACTAACCTAGCATTTCTTGATCCGTCGGGAGGTGTTACGATTCAACGCTACGATGCAATGAAGTATCCTAGTTTTGATAAATTTACAGATAAACAACTAGGTTTCTTTTGGAGACCAGAAGAGGTAGATACATATCGTGACGGCAAGGATTTTAAAAATCTTACAGACCACGAACAGCATATCTTTACATCAAACCTCAAGCGTCAAATCCTACTAGACAGTGTACAAGGTCGTGCGCCTGTAGAAAGTTTCGGCAGCATCGTAAGTTTGCCTGAACTTGAAAACTGGATCATTACTTGGACATTTAGTGAAACTATTCACAGTCGTTCGTATACACACATTATTCGTAATATATACAACAACCCAAGTGTTATTTTTGATCAACTAATGGATATTCCAGAAATTGTCGACTGTGCAGGAGATATTTCTAAGTACTATGATGATCTAATCGAAGGTGCTGCTTACTATAATCTATTAGGTGAAGGCACACATACTGTTAACGGAAAAGAAGTTGTAGTAGATTTGCGTGAACTTAAAAAGAAACTATGGCTTGCTATTATGAGTGTAAACATTCTCGAAGGTGTTCGATTTTATGTATCGTTTGCTTGCAGCTGGGCGTTTGCTGAACTAAAGAAAATGGAAGGCAATGCTAAGATCATTAAGTTTATTGCACGTGACGAAAACCTACACTTGGGTAGTACACAACTATTGCTTAAAACACTGCAAAAAGACGATCCTGTATTTGCAGAGATTGCAAAAGAAACAGAAGAAGAATCTATTAAAATGTTTACTGACGCAGTGGATCAAGAAAAAGCATGGGCAGAGTATTTGTTCAAAGACGGCTCGATGTTAGGTCTTAATAAAGAACTACTCAGTGAGTATATTGAACACATTGCAATGAAACGTATGACAAACGCAGGGCTTCCTAAAGTTTATAATGTTACAACTAACCCGCTTCCGTGGACACAAAAATGGATTGCTGGTAGTGATGTGCAAGTAGCACCACAAGAAACAGAAATAACATCATACATCAATGGCGGCACAAAACAAGATGTAAATGAAGACACATTTAAAGGATTTAGTCTATAATGGAATTACTATTAACTGTTGCCTTTTGGGCACTATTCGTATTTTTAATTTATAAGTGGGCAGAAAGTAAAGGCCGAAATGCCGTAGGATGGGCTATTGCTGCTGGACTTATTAGTCCGCTCATTGTGGGCATTGTTTTCTTGTTTGTTCCGAAAACACTAGAGAAGCAAGCAGAAGAAGCAAAACGATTGAAAGAATTAATGAACGAATGATTACACTTTACAGTAAACCAAACTGTCCTTATTGTGTAATGGCAAAGCAATACTTAGAAAAGCACGAGTTTGAATTCGAAACTGTAGACATTACAGAAAACGACTCAGCTCGTGCGTTTCTTCTAAGTGAAGGACATAGAACAATGCCACAAATTTACCATAATGGTACATTATTAGTAGAAGGCGGCGGTCAAGCACTAACACGCTTACAACCAGAGACCGTACGTGAACTTATTGGAGATATAAAATTAGATGTTGGTGATTTCAAACTTTAAGAAAAATGACGTGATTACAGTTAAACTCAGTACAGGAGAAGAACTGGTAGCACGTTTTAACGCAGATACGGGCAGTGAGCTTACAGTAGTTAAGCCAACTGTTTTAACACTAAACCCGCAGCAACAAGGTGTAATGCTTATTCCGTGGCTTATGAGCATCGATGCAAATAGCAGTGATCCAGTCACTATCGGTAAAAGCCAAATTGTTGCTGTTAGTAAGCCTATTAAAAACTTAGCAGATAGTTATATGCAAAGTACTACAGGTCTTGCACCAGCGTCAGCGGAGCCCGGTCTCATACTATAATAAATAGTAGTATGGCACACAGACCCGTTCATAGATTAAATGATACTAGAGATTGCGGAGCACGAACAGTAACACAATGTGATGATGTTCGTGTCAACGGTCGATTCATAAGTATACAAGACGATACTAATAGTCACAGTGGCGGCAGTCTGAGAGCTACTATAACTGTAGGCAAGGTAAACGCAAACAAGAAACCAGTAATATTAACACGTGACCCCGCTAGGCCCGATGGACTATGTCCTGGTGGGGCACATTGCAATCCCAGAGCAAAAAGTCATAGTCCAAATGTACGAGCCGGCAACGGAGGGTAATTATGGTAGAATATACAGATTTTAAAGCAGGATTGCAAAATGTTAATAATTACTTAGACGGAAAACACCACTTAAATGGTCAAGTTAGTGTTGGAAGCGATGCTGCTCGTTTAGTTGCATCTGCAGAATACAGTTTCACAATGCGTGAGCTAATGTGTTCGGTGCTGAGTGGCAATGGTGTTAAATTACCTAATTTACAAGTTGGACTTGATATTAGTATCGGTTCCCTGTTAAATTTACCTGAATTACCTAATATACAACAAGAAATAGTAGATGCACTTTCACAAGTACAAGGTGCATTGGGTGATTTTATGGATCACACCAAGATCGATGAAATCATCGGCCGTGCTAATTTAATTTTAGCAGAAGCACAACAAGTAGTAAGTTTGTTAAATTTCTGTGGTAAGCCAATTGATCCTATTGCAATTCCAAATATGTTAGAACGTTCGTTTGGAAGTTTCCTGGGACCCGGTCAAAAGATAATGAACAGCATCGGAGTTATTGCTCCTGGACGTGCGTGTGATTTAAGCAGAACAGATTTTGACCCATCTGCATTTACTGGTGGGTTGTTAGGTGATATTGCTGCAAATATCAACGACATTAAAGCTGGAATACTTCCTTTAAACAAAGTACAAAGTTTAATATCGCAAGCTAACGCAATACGAACTGAAGTTACAGAGTTAGTAGCATTTGAAAACAATATAACAGGTTCTTATTCTCAAGGCGGCAGCAACTTTTCTGATAGTCAATCTGATTGTAGAAATCCCGACAGAGTAGGAGTTATGCATAACCCTACATCGGGCAGTATAGCAGACAATGCAAATGTAGCAAATAGTTTAAAAAGTTTGTATGATAACTTAGCTGGTTATCCGGTAGAATACAAAGATCCAGACACAGGCGAAGTCATTCCATATGCTAATATATTTGAATTATTGGTAGAGCCCGAGATACTAGATATCTTAAAACAAGACGACGAACCATTGCCAACAGTAAGTGATCAAGTTCCTATTTACGATTACTGCGGCAACATCAAAGGATATCGTGAAGTTTTCGAACAGCGAGATCAACAAGTAAGTAATGGTGCACCAGCTGAAGCTCTCCCTGGCAACCCAGGACAAGATGCCGGCGGATACCCTACATTTGCTACTCCTGGTACATCTAGTACAGTAAGTAATACTACTATTGTATATGAAAATTCAGGGTCGTCTGGTGGAGGCGGAGGCAACTCTGTATATGTAGTCGGCAGTGAAACATCTCAGTTAAACCTACAACTAAACACAAATGATATTGTAGTTAGAACAGACTTACTGGCAAGTTTTGTTAGAAGAGATTTAAATTCTTTTAGATCAGGCACAATGAATGATTTTCAAAGCATGGCATTCATTTCCGGAGAATTTATAAACAACCTAAACAATACTACTGGTAACGGCATCGTTGTTAAAGACGGTGATGTTGCTCATACTAGACAAATTTTTGGAACTGATAGGCAAGTCTTTGTAAATAATTCTTCTGGAACTGGTGGCAACTTTGTAATCGGATTAGCCAATGATACTGAAATACCCGGCAATGGAAGTTTAAAGATCCCAGCAGGTAACACACTTCAGCGTTCAGCTGGTGCAGTTGGACGTATACGTTATAATTTAGATTCTCATGCAATAGAAGCGTGGTATGGTGACATTGGCCAATGGCGTAGTATTACCTCACAAAGTTCTACGGGTCTTACTGCTTTAAAAAACATCGGTGTTGGTGCAGAAGTGTTTGCACAAAATAATCTGATTACTGGAGAAACTGAATTACGAAAGATAAACGGTAATGCAGGTGTAGTTGTAACACAAAATGACGATGACATTACTATTAGTGATAACATTACTGCTTCTAACTTAACAGGCAATAACAGTGTTGGTGTGTTTAACGCAAGAAACAATAATGATTTCCAATTTAAATCTCTAGTAGCCGGTGGCAGTATTGTTGTTAATGATCTCGGAAATATAATCGAAATAACTGATACCGGACTACTGAAAACAACTGCAACAACAGTTGATAATAACACAGTTCAAGTATTGTTTAACAATAATGCTCCGCAGCCAGTCGCAGACGAAGCATGGTTGTTTGTAATACATGCTATCGGGGTAGCAACAACAACAAAAGAAGTTCGCAGTTTTAAAATAGAAGGCACAGTACAAAATGTGTCCGGAGACATTGCGTTAGTAGGGTCTACTGTAAAAACAGACTACCAAAGAACTACGTCAGATATTGATTATGATACATGGAATGCAAGTGCTGAATATGCTGTTGGGAGTATTGTAGAATACGAACTCAATTTGTATGAAGTTACAGCAGCAGTTAGTCCGTGGGAAGATCATCCTTTAAATAATTCCAAATGGCAATTGCACTACAGTGGTTGGAATGTTAGTGCAAATATAGTTAACGATCAGTTTCAAATTCGAGTAAAAGGCGAATCAAATAAAACAGTTAACTGGCGATTAAAACTTGACATCTTAGATATAATTTAAACTAAATATTTTTGTTAAACCGATACTTTTTGGTTGACAATCGAACTATCTTACCGTAGTATCTTACTAATAGGACAGAAAACGGAAAGATGTTATGGCAACACAATACACCAATTTAGGCATCAAAGGGCATAATTATGAGATCAAAAGACACTGGCAACGGACGTAAAATATTAGCAAAAGTAGAAGTACCACTAAGTGTAGACGACATTACAACGTTTGCACTCAGGTATTTAGATGACGCAGGCGACAACGACATGCGTGAAACAATCTTGTCAAGTAACAAGAGACAAATCTTTGGGTTCGCAAAACAAGCAATTTATCGTTGGGGGACAGAAGAGCCTAAAAAATATGTCAAGGCAAAATTAAATGGGCATTATAAGCCTATTAAAAAAATTGTAGAATATAAATTCCCAGAGTGTGATTAATTATGAGTAATATTATAGACTTTGCAATAGAACGAGCATATCGTAAAAGCGGTATTAAAGACAGATCATTGATTGAAGATATTTTAACACAAGGTTACAATCCTTGCAATCCAGATGATGTCACTCAATATTATAAGTGGAGTGGTTTTATAAGTGCAGTTTTAAATGTAGATACTCCAGAATCTGAGTATTGGACAGAAGAATCTCTGTCACGCATTTGGAGTGATATGCAAGATATAGATAGCAATCAAACATATACGGTATCATACGATTTTGATAGTACTTGGACCGACGACGAATTAAACTTTGATTTTGAATATGATTTCGACACTGTAGATAAAGATGAGTAATAAATATTAACATGAGCGATACACTTTGTCTTAATGCAGACGGACAACCCGTCAGCTTCTTACCATTAAGTGTGGTACAGTGGAAAGAAGCAGTGATGTACATGTACCACGACAAGTGTACTGTTATGGAATGGTACGATGATTGGGTTGTCCGGTCACCTAGTTGGGAAACACGGGTTCCCGCTGTGATCATGTTAAAAGAATTTATGCACAAAACCCGCAAACCACGTTTTAGTAAAACTAATTTGTATTTGCGGGATTTGTATGAGTGCGGATACTGCGGCGAGCAACACGTAAAGAGTGAACTAACGACAGATCACGTACAGCCAGTGAGCAAAGGCGGCAAGACAAGCTGGGATAATTGTATTACAGCATGTAAGCCCTGCAACTGGCGCAAGAGCGATAAGGTAGGACCAGAGTGGCGTCCACGTTACAAGCCATATGCTCCTGGGTATTATGAACTGGTTCGCAAACGCAAACAACTGGAGTTTACAATCAAACACCCAAGTTGGTACCAGTGGTTAGATATACAAAAAACCTAAAAAAATTATAAGTTGTTGAAAACGCAGGATTTGTTTCTTGCGTTTTTTGTTGACATTCAAACCAAGATATCTTATATTATATGTATAAGCGTTGAAAGGAAACACTATGTTAGCTACTGAATATCCAACATACAAAGCATATTGCACAGCACGTGCTGCTCAATATCTTCAAGTTATTCCCGAAGCACTTTGGAACGCACTAAAGGAGTCAGAAAATGCACAGTAAAAAAGAATATCGCTTTGACACAGAAGCTGAAGCACAAGCGTTAGTTGACAAAATAAAAAGTTACAATGATCCTAGTGCAGACACATATGTAAGTGGTCCGTCCTTTATGGACATAGATAAAATTTTTCATAGTATGCCTTGGGCCAAAGAAGGTCAGAAAAATTATTGGCTAGTAACTGTAGAAACTTACCGATAATACAAAAAAACGGTTGACATCAAGATGTCTTGGATGTAGTATCTAATAGTAAGTTAAGGAGACACACTATGCAAATCACAGTACAACATATGATTCAAAACTACGAAACAGGCGCTGTAGAAGGCTTTCGTGATGTTGCGTTAGTAACATGCGATCATGACACAGTTGAAGAAGCACTAGAGTATGCATATCGTTACACAAACAATGTAATGGGCTCCTGGAGCATCAAAAAAATAGAATTTACAT